AATCCTTAAGAAAATCATGCATCTTTGTGTTCTCAACCCTACTTTTTGGGGCGTGCCGAAAACCAATAAATGATCCATGAACATCAGCTACGCCCCCAGAAAAAGAACGAAAAATCGACTTCTTATGTAGGGGGCCCAATTCCATCTTGGCACTCTCCGCGTTGAGATCAACAAAATCAAAGCTGTTAGGGGTGATTTTATGCTCCTCTTCAAAATGGGCTAAGGCTAGACGAACATCGCTACTAGTAACTTTAAGAGTTAGAACTCTATCTTTACTCGATGCTACGTGTATTCCTCCTATAACCGGCCCTCGTGGGGTAGTTATGACTAGTATGGAGCCACAATCACCGTACGCATAAGAATTGTCACTGTTATCGTAATAAGCCGAATAAATATCGACTAGATTTTCTAGCGTGCCAACTTTGCATCGTGAGTGATGAACTATTCCTTTTTGAACCAATTTTCGCACATATCCGTGTCTGATGTTGTACGAATACCCGATCATACCATTAGGAACTCGATCGTCAATAAACAAATCAACAAAACTCTTTTTTGGTGGGGCACAACCAATCTTAATGAAGGCTATGTCCCCCCCTGGGGAAATAAAGACATCTCGCTGAGCCAGGGAGAACACAGAACTTGGTCGGGGCTGGCCTGCTTCCTGCTGGAAGGTCACCTTGCATACCATTTTGTCGCTTTGCCAGATAGCATGAGCATTTAACATAACAATATTACTGCAAACCATAAAGCCTTGATTGATATTGCGAGTATCCTCATCTGGATTGTAAATTTCCAACTCACACAAATTATTCCTAAATAGGCGTGCTAATTGATCAGGGGTGAATTGATTGTACGAATTTGTTAATTTGGAAAGTCGGATGTCACTTAAAACGAAATCGTCTTTATACCACTGCTTGATTTGTTCCTCGGCACTGGGTCCGTAACCACGAGAAACACTTCCTCCTTGTATATCACATTGGGAAGTATCATCTTCAGCATCACCCAGATCAAATTCCTTGTCAGCT